GCCAGCTTCGAGAAGCTGCTTCATGGATACGACTGCCATTGTGTGTTCTCCTTTTTGTTTTGACCTCCACAGAGCTAACCGCCCTCACTCCGCGCCGCGGAGCACCGGAAGACGCCATCGCCCTGTGTGTGGGTTCGTAATGTCGCTGTTTTCGCACAGCGCCTTGACATTATAGCGGAAAACCGCCCGGAATGCAAGCACTTTTTTGCGGTTTCTCCCGCATTGCGCCGTTTATTATTAAGTGCGAAAGAAGTTATTACTTCTGACGCGCTTATTTTTTATCCCCAAAAACGCAGGAAACGGAGGCGATACGGAATGAACAGCTACAATATCGGGCTTGAAGATCGGAAAATCATCGAAGAAATGTATAACGCGGGCGCGAAGCCGTGCGAAATCGCGGCGCGCATCGGCAAATGTCAAGCGACGATTTACCGGGAAATCAAGCGCGGAGAAGTGCCGGAACTGAACGCGCGCTGCCGCCCTGCATACCGGGCAGAAGTCGCAGAAAAGCGCGTGACCGAAGCATACCGCAAAAGAGGTCGCCGGAAAGCGACAGAATGAAAAAGGAGGCTCATACCATGAACGAAAAGACATTAACCTCGGAACAGCGCGCGACCCTGATAGCCTATATCCTGATGACTACGAAAATGCGCGAAGAAGAAGCGGCGGCGTGGGACAAATTAGCCGAAGAAAAGACCGCAGGCGGACAGCCGCGCTTCCGTCACGCGGCGGCAAATGCGCAGTATTGGCGGGAACTCCAAACGAAGCTAACGGAAATCATCGGGATTCTGGAGGCGTGAAATGAACGTTTTCGACCGAATCACGGCAAGCCCGCAGGCGTTGGCGGATTTCCTGCAAGCGATTCCGGCGATCAATGCGCCGTGGGACAATGCGTTTCATCGCATCTACTGCGATCAGTGCGCGGCGGAAAACTGCGACAACTGCCCGAATGAAGCCCTTCGGGGCAGCGCGCTTTGGTATTTGACGCTTCCGGTGGAAAGCTGCAAGGAGGGTCAATAAATGGGGGCTGATTTGGAACGTACGGCGATCATGCGGCTACAAGAAGCCGCGAATATGTCTGAGCGGTTCTACAAAGCGCCGTTGATCGTCACGACAAGCGGCGGAAAAGACAGCTCGGTTTGCATCGCCCTCGCAGAGCGGGCAGGAATCGAATTTGAAGTCATGCACAATCACACAACGGTTGACGCGCCGGAAACAGTTTATTTCATTCGCAATGAACTAAAAAGATTGGAGCAAAAAGGCGTTAAATGTTTTCTGAATTACCCGTATTACAAGGGCGAACGGGTTACAATGTGGAGCTTAATTCCGCAAAAACTTATGCCGCCGACGCGGTTAGTACGGTATTGCTGTTCAATCTTAAAGGAGCAAGGCGGACAGGGGCGGTACATTACAACGGGCGTGCGATGGGCGGAAAGCGCGAAACGCAAGCAAAGGGGCATTTATGAGGACATAGCAAGTAAAAAGAGCGAAAAGGTGATTATTAACAATGATAATGATGACCGCCGCAGGCTCTTTGAATCATGTATGCGCCAGCGCAAAGCGGTTTGCAATCCGATTATTGACTGGAAGGATTCGGACGTTTGGGACTATATCGAATCCGAAAAAATACCGGTAAACCCGCTTTACAAGTGTGGTTACTCCCGCGTTGGGTGCGTCGGCTGCCCTATGGCTGGAAAAGCAGGCAGGAACGCAGAGTTTGCCCGCTATCCGAAATATCAGGAAGCGTATATACGAGCGTTCGGGCGAATGCTGGAAGAACGGAAGCGGCGAGGAAGGACAACAAAGCAAAGTTGGGAAACCGGGCGGGACGTGTTTCATTGGTGGATAGAGGACGGCGTTTTACCGGGGCAGATTGAACTCGACGATCTTCTTTCCGACGAGGACTATGACGAATGACCCGCGCGGACTATACGCGGACGTGCGCCGGATGCGGCAGCGTCGTAACGGAAGATTGGGTAAATGGTCAAAAGTGTTTCAGATGTTATGCGCCGGGGCAAACGTGCGGTTACATCGTCGGCATTGAACGGTTTCTGCCGTACGTCCCGGCATGGTGTCCAAAAATGGGCGGCTGCTTACGACCGCCGGAAAGATACGAGGTACAAAAGACATGAAAAAGCTGTATTCAAAGCAACTCGGCAGCGAGGTCTACGCGCTTGCGCCGGAACAGTTGAAAGTATTCGCGTCGAGCGGGTACGAAGTCCCCACGCCGGAAGCCGTCATTGCAGACGCGGGCGCTATCCGCATCGTTCCCCCGGCGGGAAAGCGCGCGTATGCGGTATTCAAATTCACGACGGGCGCTTTTGTCGTTCGCACGTCCGCCGAAACGCTGACGATGCAGGAAACCGGCACGTTCGTCGGTGAAGTCGTGCAAGCGGCTATCGTCTGCAAGCTGGCGGAAAACGCTGACCCGGATAGACGGAAGCCGGAAGCGTCGGGCGGTCAAATCTCGTCGGCGGTCGCGGCGCTGACGGCGGCGATCAGACGGGCAACCGGCGAAGCGCCCACGGGCGGCGATCAGGCAGCGGCGGAAAGCCCGGAGGTAACGGAATGACATTCGGCACGTGTAGATACTGCGGGCAAGTCGTGAATCTGGACTATGAAGAAGAAACGCAGGCGGAAGCCGATATTGCCGCTTCCGAAAAATGCGAATGCTACGACGCACGGCATGAACGGAATCTGCGCAAGCAGATCACGGCGGCGCAAAACCGCATTCGCAAGATTTTCGGGGACGATGCTGCAAAGCTGGGCTTTGCCCCGATTGCTGCCGAAGAACCGCTGCAACTCCTGAACGCTATCGCGGAGCAGACCGCACGCGGGTTTATCACGTCGGCTACGATCAACGTACGCGGGCTTTGCAAGGCGAAAATCACGATGACCACAAAAGAGAAAATCAAGGTCGAGCGCAGCGAAACGAAAACGTACCAGTTGGAGGAATGACGGCGAATGAACGAAGCGTATAACATTGACTGCATGGAATTTATGCGCCGCGTTCCGAGTAAATATTTCGATTTGGCGGTTGTAGACCCGCCGTACGGGATTGAAAAGGGATTCAAGGCGACAAGCCGGGTTAGACGCTACGGGCAGACAAAGACCGCGAACGACGATAAACCGACGGCGGAATACTTCACCGAACTGTTCCGTGTCAGCAAGAATCAGATTATTTGGGGCTACAATCACTTGTCGGATTTGCTGCCGCCGACGAAGGAATTCATTTTCTGGTACAAGCGTCAGCCCGTGGACAGCTATTCCGACGGCGAATTAGCATGGACGAGTTTCAATAAAACGGCGAAATGCTTTGACCATGCGTATTTCGGGAACGTCGGCGCGGATGACGTGCGGATTCATCCCATGCAAAAGCCGGTTGCGCTGTATTTGTGGCTTTACGCGAAATACGCGCGTCCGTACGACAAGATTTTTGATTCACACCTTGGGAGCGGGTCAAGCCGAATTGCCGCTTACGATATGGCGCTTGATTTCATCGGGTGCGAGATCGACGCAGATTATTTTCAGAAGCAAGAACAACGTTTTGAAGAACATACAGCGCAGCAGCGGTTATTCCTATGACCGCCGCAAGGAGGGTACATCATGGTAACAATCGGATGCGGCAGGACGGTCAAGCCCGTCACGTTCAGCGTCTTAGGCAAAGACGGCAAAGATAAAGCCGTTCGGGGTACGGTTTCGTACATCCATCCGGCGCGCCGCTATTGCATTCTTGAATTTGCCGTGCGAGGCGGCATTCTCCGCGAATCATTCCAACTGATAGACGGCGAAATTGCCGAATAGAGAAAGGCAGGGGCTTACATGGAACGCAGACCTATGAAGCTATACCTCGTCAGACACGCCGAATACGGCGAAACAACCGCAAACGGGCGCTGCAAATATGATGCGATCATCGCCGCCGCGCGGCAATGGCGCGCCCGCTGGACGCAGATAGCCCGCGAATGTGAATTTATCGTGCTTGCCGAAGAAGAACCGGCAAGCACAGAGCAATGACCGCGCAGCAGCGGCGGAAACGCCGCATGATACGCCGGTTCGCGCCGACGGTCGCGCTGTGCGCCGTCATTGCAATCATTGCGGCGGCTTGTGTCTGCGCGCTGGCGCGCCCGGTAGAGCGGGACACGCAGCCGGAAGCGGCAAGCACGGAAACGGTTGCCGCAGCAACAAAAATCGCGCCCGCGATCACAAAAGCGGCGGAACAGATCACGAAAACGCCGGAAACGATCACGCCGGAAGCGCCGGAAGAAACAGAGCCGGAAGAACAGCCGGAGGAAGCGCCGGAAGAAATCAGCCGTTATGCGGCGCTGAACGTCACGGAGGACGATATTGATATGCTGGCAGCGCTTGCATGGCACGAAGCGCGCGGCGAACCGTTCGACGGGCAAGTTGCCGTTGTCCTGACTGCGCTGAACCGCTGCTTGTCGCCGGAATTCCCGGATACGGTCGAAGAGGTCGTTTTCCAAAAGTACGGGGACGTTTGGCAATTCAGCCCCGCGCCGTATCTTTGGACAGCAGAACCGACACAGACGCAGTACGACGCAGTTTATACCGCGCTGCACGACACAGATTACATTCTTCCCGCCGAAGCGGTATTTTTCAGCACAAAGGCATACAACGACAATATCGTTGCAGTCATCGGAAATCACATCTTTTGTTCTATTGAGGAGGTCACACAATGAAAATCACACGCAGGACAGAGCAGGAAATCAATATTTCGGAACTGAAAGCGGCGATCAAGGAGGGGCGCGGTCTGGAGGTCATCCGCCCGCACGACGAAATCACGCTTGCGCTTGACACGGGCGAAACGATTACGCCGGTTTGCGGCTACGTCGGCAAGCATAGCGCCCGATTTGTTTTCAAAGATTGCCTCCGCGAAATGTGGCAGATGAACAAGACCATGACCAACAAGGGCGGATATTTCAGAAGCGAAGCCCGCAGACACGTCCTCGAAGATATTCTGCCGCATTTGCCCGCCGAACTGCGCGAAGCGATCACGCCGCGACACTTATGCGAGGAAATCGACGGCGAAACATACGAATATTTTGATTCGTTGTGGTTGCCGTCGGCAACGGATGTTTTCGGCAATGACCCGAATGGATGGTGGAAAGAAGAAACAGACAGCTTCCAGTTACCTATTTTCAAGGCGGAACGCGACCGCGTGAAGGAAGTCCCCGGAAATGGCACATATCCGTACTGGCTCCGTTCCCCGTGTGCCGGCTATTCCGCGCGTTTCGTGATTGTGGGTACTGACGGCACGGTCAACTACGACATCGCGTACTACTCGTATGGCTTTGCCCCCGGCTTTGATTTGTAAAATTCGGAATTCAAAAACTTCCCCGGCTCAATGCCGGGGAAGTAGCCGCAAGGAGGCGAATATGAACAAATACATCGGGAAAATCATCATCGTCACGAATATGCGGAAAATCCCGCGTTCGTGCGCGGAATGCGGCTACTATGACGGCATGGGAAACCGCCCCGGCGGGCGCTACAACGACGGCATTTGCACGGCGGGCGCGTCGATTTACAGTACACGCGGCATTCGGGTAACAAAAGAACGGCTGAAAAACTGCCCGCTGCACATGATCGGGAGGGATAACAATGACTGATGAATACATAAGTCGGAAACGGACGGTCGAACTGCTCAAAAGTCAAGGAAGCAGGGACTATCGCAGAGAAAAAGGCACACTTCAAGACGCGATCAAGCTGCTATCAAGTAGCGTATATACGCCTTGCGTCAGCGTTTACACAGAAGAAGATTTGCGGAACGCCTATAACGACGGCTATGCTTGCGGGATGCAGCAGGGTATGCAGATTCACACAAGCAGCCCGACGAAATGACGGAGGGCGCGATGGATTTTGATTATTCCGGGCTATACGTATGTGACCCACAGAAAAACACGCTATGCAACAAGCGAAATTGCGGAAACCCCTGCACGATGACCAGCCACAAGGAATTTGCAAAAGATGGAGGCGCAGATATGAACGTGCAACGTGCGATTGAAATTCTGAATCCCGCGCATCGGGAACATTACGAAAGCATTGAACCGGTAAACGAAGCCTGCCGCATGGGGATTGCGGCGTTGTCGTACCGCGTTCGGAAAAAACCGGAATACCTTCCAGCACGCCCCGCGCCCGCTTTAGCCTGCAAGCGGTGCGGCAGCGTCAAACACTTGCACAATGCAGACGGCGCGCAGAACGCATTCTGCGGGCAATGCGGACAGGCTATTGACTGGACGGATGCGGTGGAAACGGACGCATAAAAAAGCCGCCGACGTTTTCGCAGAACGTCGGCGGTGCTTGCCTCGGAAAAGACAAGGTTACTCATACCTTATATATAATATCACGTTCCGGGGCGATATGCAAGCGAAAAGCGGCGGGAAACCGCTATTTTCGGGCTTGTATGGGATAGTAACTTAACGACCACAGAGCCGCCGGAGGTAAAGGCATGAAAACAATCTATCGGGAAAAGCGCTACTACTGCGGGGAGTACCTCGACGTATATATTTTTCCTACATACCGGCAATCGAACGGACGGCGCAGCCGGAGCAAGCCGACAACCGCAGCACAGAAGAAATTAAATCAGCGCCACAGGGAAGAAAAACTTGTCAGACTGCTTCACGCGAACTTCACGCCGGATGATCTTGAAATTCACCTGACATATACCGTCCAGCCGGAAAGCGAAGAAGAAGCCGCCCGCAATGCCCGCAATTACATACGTCGCATTCAGCGGATGCGGAAGAAAGCCGGATTGCCGCCGCTGAAATACATCGTCGTGACAGAACGCGGCGGAAAGACCGGGCGTTATCATCATCACATCACGATCAACGGCGGGTTAGATCGTGACGCGGTGGAGGCAGCTTGGGGCTTGGGCTACGCGAACAGCCGCCGCCTGCAATTCACGGAAACAGGGCTTGCCGGTCTTGGACATTACATCGTCAAAAAGCCCGTCGGCAAAAAGGCTTGGAATGCGTCAAAGAATCTGATTGACCCTGACCCGAAAACACGCGACGGGCGCATTTCCGGCAGGCGGGCGGAAGAACTCGCACGGGACACGACCAACAACGCCGAATATGAAAAGCTGTACCCCGGATATTTCCTTGCGGAAGCTGGCGCATTTCATAACGACGTGAACGGCGGACGGTATATCGTCGCCCGGTTTTACCGCCGGGACGGTAAATTTATAAAGCCACAGCGAAAAACAAAAACGAATCGGAGGCGGAAAGAATGACGGTAAACGAATTTGCACAGGATGTCCACAAAAACGCCGTTGCGCACGGTTGGTATGATGCGCCTATCACGTTCCCGGAAGTCGCGGTTATGATACACGCTGAAATCTCGGAAGCCGTTGAAGAATGGCGGAGCGGAAACCCGGTTATCTACGGCACGTGTGCGCTGTCGCCGGAGAATTGCAAGTTTTCAAAAATCTGCGATAATGTCGGGCATCCTTCGGGCGCTGATACGGAGGGGAACTGCAAGCCGGAGGGCGTTGCGGTCGAACTCTGCGATGCGGTCATGCGCATCATGGATTTTCTTGCGTTCATGGGCGTAGACATTGAAGCCGTGCTTATGGCAAAGCACGAATACAACAAAGGGCGCGAATACCGGCACGGCGGGAAGCGCGCATAAGGAGGCGGGCTATGATTAACTATTTTGACGCAGCGGAAAACACGCTGCGATCACGTTCAATGCTTGAAAAGGCATTGAAAAACCTGATGCGGCGGCAGGAAAGAATCATGCGCCACAATGCGCCGTCTGGCTATCCGTCGTTAGATACGTCGAAGCCGTACACAAGCACGAAAAGTGTAAACGATGCGCTGACAGATTGCATTGAGATTGCCGAAGTTGCACGGGAGATCAACTGCACAAAAGACAAGATCGACGAAATCGACAGCGTATTGCAGCAGCTTGACCCGCAAGACGCGGAATTACTGCGCCTATGGTACATAGAGCGGAAAAGCAAAGAAGAAATTGCCGCACAGGTGAACTATGCGTCGCGCACGTCAATCTACGATTTGCGCAATAAAGCCGTTGCGGGCTTTGCTGTGCTGTACTTCGGTGCGGATGCTGGGGCGCTGCTCTGACCGCGCCGGACGCTTTTGAAAAAAGTCTGAACAGAAAGTTTCGGAAATCCGTGCTATGCTGATAGCCGTAAAGGGAGGTCGAGGAAACCTCGCCGCCGTGCGCCTTGCGCTTATGCGCAGGGCGTTCCCTTTACCCTTTTGCAAGGAGGCAGCGGAATGAAAGCATTTGCAAAAGCATTCTACGAATCGGCAGCATGGCGGCGGACGCGGGCGTACATCCTGAAACGCGACGCGGGGCTATGCGTCAGGTGCGGCGCGCCCGGTTGCATCGTCCATCACAAGACGGAATTAACGCCGCGAAACATAGATGACCCCATGATTACGCTGAACGAAGATAATCTTGAAACCGTCTGCCGGACGTGTCACGCGATCATTCACGAAGGAACGCCGCCGCTTGCAGACGGTCTTGCTTTTGATGCAGACGGAAACGTTATCGAATCCGCAATATCCCCCCCGGTGCGCCGCTGAAAATTTCCGGCGGCGTAACCGCGCTTCACCCACGTTTAGAACCGCCCCGGTCGCGCACATGAGGGGGGGTAACGCAAAATTCAGGAGGTGGCATACATTATATGGCGGAAGAAAAAAAGACATACGAAGATATGTCAAACCCTGAAAAAATTGACGCGAAAAAGCGGAAAATTAAAAAACTTTTCCGTGATTTACCCACAGAAAAGAAGCAATTCGCGGAGGGTTTAATCAATCAATTCGCAGTCACGTCGGTTACGCTGGAACGCCTTGCCGACGCGATCAACAACGGCGATCTTATCGAAGATTTTGTGCAGGGCGCACAGAAAATGCGTCGGGAGTCCCCCGCCCTACGCGCCTATAACACGACGATCAAATCGTTTTCGACGCTGACAAATCAGCTTATCAGCCTGCTGCCGGAAAAGGAAAAGAAAACGGCGGGCGATGAACTGATGCAGTTTATTACGAAGCCGAAAGCGGCGGGCAGATAATGAACTATGTGCGCGAATACTGGGGGCGGATTTCAAGCGGCGAGATCGTCACAAGCCGCCGCGTCAAAGCTGTTTACGGGCGGCTGATGCAGGAAATGGACGCGCCCCCGGATGATTCGGCGTATTATTTCGACGAAGAAACCGGGGAACGCCCGATTTTGTTCATTGAGCAATTCTGCAAGCAGTCACAGGGTACACTCGGCGCGGCGTTGAAGCTGGAATTATTTCAAAAGGCGTTCATTCAGACGCTATTCGGTTGGCTTGAAAAAGACACGGGATACCGGCGCTTCCGCGAAACGCTGCTTTTGGTCGCCCGAAAGAACGGAAAAACGACGCTGCTTGCGGCTATCGCGCTGTATCTGCTTGTCGCGGACTATGAGGGCGCGGCGGAAATCTATTCCGTAGCGACGAAAAAAGATCAGGCAAAAAAGACGCTAACCGAAGCCGTCAACATGGTCAAGCAGTCGCCGGAACTGCGCGCGATCATCAAAAAGCGCCGGAACGATATTTACTTTCCGGCGACGGCATCCATCTTTGAAGCCCTCGCGTCGGATTCCAACACGCTTGACGGTCTAAACTCCCACGCGGTTATCATCGACGAATTGCACGCCATTCGTGACCGCAATTTGTACGAAGTTATGAAGCAATCGACCTCCAGCCGCCGACAGCCCATCGTGATTATGATTACCACATCCGGCACGGTACGCGAATCCGTGTTTGATAACATTTACGAATTGGCGTGCAACATAGCCGACGGCAAGATAACGGAAGATACGTTTTTGCCGGTGCTGTATGAACTGGATGACCGCGCCGAATGGACAGACCCGCAAGCGTGGATAAAGGCGAATCCGGGACTCGGAACGATCAAGCGTTATTCTACACTGGCATCATTCGTCGAGCGGGCAAAGAAGAACCCGGAAGATTTACCCGGCGTTCTCTGCAAGGATTTCAACGTAAAATCCGTGACAGCGGCGGCGTGGTTAAGCTACGACGAAGTAAAGAGCGACGCGACGTTCACGATGCAGGACGTGTATAACACGTACGCAATCGGCGGTTGTGACCTATCCGCGACAACTGACTTGACGTGCGCGACGCTCCTGATTCGCAAATCCGGGGATGACCCGCAAATTTACGTTTTACAGCATTACTTTTTACCGGCGAAGAAGCTGGAAATGCTGGACGAACACAACACGCAGGAAGCGCCCTATAAAACATGGGCTGACCGTGGTTTGCTGACGGTATGCGACGGCGTGCGCGTGGACTATTCCGATGTTACGGCGTGGTTCTGCCAGATGCGCGACGAATACAAGATCGACACGTACAAAGTCGGATATGACCGCGCCCTCGCGGGTTACTGGGTCGATGAAATGACCTCCAACGGCTTTGAAATGGTCGCCGTTGCGCAGGGTCCGTTTACATGGTCGCAGCCGATGCGCGAAATGGGCGCAGCATTCGCAGACAAAAAAGTGAATTACAACAAAAACCCCGTTTTGCTTTGGTGTCTGACGAACACGGCAGTCAAGAAAAGCGGGGTCAACAATATCCAGCCCGTAAAGATTTCCGACAAGCGCCGCATTGACGGCGCGGTTTCGCTCCTGAATGCGTGGGTCATCTATGTGCGGGATTTCGAGGACTATATGTATTTGGTGGGGTGATAACATGGCAGAAAAACGAGGGCTATTTCAGTCGATCTTCGGGAAGAAGCAGCAAAGCGACAAGGATTTTCATGCGTACAAGCTGCTTAGTTCGTGGGAATCGACCTTTTCGCCGTATTCCGGCAATATGTGGGATATTAACACGGTTCGTTCCGCCGTGGACGCATTCGCCCGCCGCGTATCGACCGCGCAGCCGCGCCACGTCCGGCAGTCCCCGGAAACGACGGTATCCGTCAATGACTACGTTGACCGTATCTTGCAGTATCAGCCGAATCCGTACATGACGGCGGCTGATTTTTATTACAAGCTGGCGGCACAATACAAGGTCTACAACAACGCCGTCGCATATCCCGTCTTTGACAGTCAACGGCGGCTTGTGGCGATCTATCCCATCAACGCGCAGTATTTTGAACTGCTTGAATATATGGGAACGCTGTATTGCCGGTTCAAATTCGCAACGGGCGCGTCGTATATCTGCGAGTATTCCCGCATTATCCACATCCGCAGACATTTCCTCGAAAACGATATTTTCGGGGATGACAACCGCCCGCTGAATCCTGTCTTGAAAACGGCGAACACGTTCAATCAGTCCATGTCAAAGTTTGCTGAACTCGTCGCCGTCATTCGCGGCATCCTGAAAGTTTCAAACGCCGTGAAAAATGAGGATTTGAACCGCCGCCGTGACGATTTCGTACGGGACAATTTGCGCATGGAGAACAACGGCGCGGGCATCGTGGTCACGGATTCCAAGTATGACTATACGCCGCTGAACGACAAGACAACGCCGATTCCGGCAAATCAGCTTGAATACATCAAGACGGAAATTTATGACTACCTCGGCGTTTCAAAAGAGATCGTCGAAAACACGGCTACCCCGCAGCAGGAACAGGCTTTTTACAGCGGCGAAATCGCGCCGTTCTTCCGCAAGCTAACGCAGGCGTTCACGAACGTGCTGTTTACAGAACGGGAGATCGGACACGGCAACCGCATCATTTTCGCCGCAAATTCCGTGCAGTTTGCAACGCTGCCCGAAAAGGTGACGGCGGCGAAATTCCTGACGGAGATCGGCGCGGCGACGCTTGACCAGATTTTGACCATGTTCGATATGCCGACAATCGGCGGTGAAGAAGGTGCGCGCCGCGTCCAGACGTTGAACATGGTAAATGCAAAACTTGCCGACAAGTATCAGACGGGCGCAGACGACGAAACGCCGCCGGATGACCCGAAGAAGGAAAAAGACCCGCCGACCGCAGAGCCGGACGGCGGAGAAGCAAAGGAGGCTTAACGTTATGGGCATGAAACAAGGGCGCGAATACCGCGCCGTACAGGATTTTTCCCTCGTTCCACGCGCAGAAGAAAAGGACGAATACCGCGTGCGCGGTACGGCGGTCGTGTTTGATACGCCGACGGTTCTTTTTGAATACGACGGCGTGAAGTATTCCGAGGTCATTGACCGCAACGCATTTGACGAATGCGATATGTCCGACGTGATTTTTAACTACAATCACGGCGGCAAGGTGGTCGCCCGTCTGCGCAATAAAACGCTTACGCTGACCATCGACGAACGCGGCTTGCACATGGAAGCCGACCTCGGCGGCACACAGGCGGGGCGCGAACTGTATGAGGAAATCGACGGCGGGTATGTCGATAAAATGTCCTTTTCCTTTTCTGTGCGCGAATCCAAGTATGACAGCGTAACGCATACCCGCACGATCACAAAGGTCAAGAAGCTATACGACGTGTCGGCGGTGGATATTCCCGCGTACAAAGACACAGAAATTTCCGCGCGCAGTTTCTTTGAAGTGGAGCATTCAAAGGAACTGGCGGCTTTGGAGCAAGCCGCGCGCAGGAAACGTCTGGTAGCTTTGACATACTGAAAACCCACATTTTTTGAATTTATGGAGGTAAAAACATGAACATTGAGAAAAGACGCGCCGAAATCGCCGCGCGCAAGGCTGAAATCCGCAAGCTGCTCACCGATGACAAGAACGCCGACATTGACGCGCTGGAAAAGGAACTGCGCGAACTGAACGAGGAAGATGCAGGACTCGAAAAGCGTCAGGCAATCGAACGTATGCTGAATTCCGGCTCGGCTACGGGCAATCCCATCGAAAACCCCGTCGCCGCCCGCAGCCTGCCCGTAGAGGATACGGAAAAGCTGTATCGTTCCGCATGGCTGAAAACCTTGCAGGGCAAGTCCCTGACGGACGATGAAAAGCGCGTTTACGAACAGCGCGCGTATTCGACCGCTGCAAATTCCGCGCTGCCCATCATCCCGGAAACGACCGCGAATCAGATCATCAAGAAAATGTACGAGGTCGCCCCGATTTTGCAGCGCTGCAAAATCTTCCACGTCCCCGGCAATTTCAAATTCGCCGTCGAAGGCACGAACAGCGACGCGGCGCTTCACACGGAGAACGCAAGCATTACCGCCGCCTCCGACAGCCTGACTTCCGTTTCCCTGACGGGCTACGAAATCGTCAAGCTGGTCAAGGCATCCCGCGCATCTTCCGAAATGGCGCTGTCCGCGTTTGAAAGCTACATTGTCGAAGTGGTTGCCGAATCCATCGCCCGCAAGATCGAAAATTACATCTTCACGGGTACGGGCAGCGATCAGCCGGGCGGCGTGAAGGTCGCGGGCAAGGGCACAAGCGGCGCGTACACGGACGGCACAGATCAGGTGACAGTTGCAAAAACGGCATCCCTGACAGAAGAAAATGTAGTTTCGCTTTACGGTATGCTTGCGTCCGGCTATGAGCGAAATGCCGTCTGGTGCATGAACAAGGCGACGTTCTTTACTGATTTCTTCCCGCTGATGAACAAGTCGAAGAACAACCTCATCGAATTCGCAGGCGGCAAGTATTACATCATGGGCGCAGAGGTCTACTTCACTGGTTCGCTTGCGGCACATGAAGCATACTACGGCGATTTCGAGTACATCATCGGCAACTATTCGCAGGACATTACGGTTGTTCGCTCTGAACATTCCGGGCTTGCGACCAACAGTATTGACTACCTCGGCGCGTGCGTCTTTGACTGCAAGCCGGTCGCCGGACTCGGCGCATTCGTGCATCTTACGAAAGCCGCGGCGTAACGTGGAGGGCTGAACATGGCAGTTAGCAGCGAATATGTCGCGGCTATCCGTCAACGTTTGCGGCTGACAACAGACGATTTTGACAATGAAATTACCGACCTCATCAACGCCGCCCGCGCAGACCTTGCGCTCGGCGGCGTTGTTGAGGAAAAAGCAAACGACGAAGCTGACCCGCTGATTCTGAAAGCGGTCGAAACGTACGTAAAGGCTGAATTCGGGCTTGACAACGATGATGCGGAGCGATACCGCGCATCGTACAAAGAGCAGCGGAACGGTCTGACGCTATCGGATAAATACATTGTCGCGGAAGGAGGTTAGCCCGTGTATTGGCGCGATGTCGTGATACTCCGCGCCGTAGTCACGGACACGGACGCGGACGGATACCCGGCGGAAGTCGTGAAGGAAACGCGCGTTTTCGCGGACGTGCAATCCGTCAAGCGCACGGAATTCTACGCCGCAAAGCAGATCGGCATTGATCTTGCAATAACCGTGAAAGTCAGATACGGCGATTATGGCAATCAGGAACGTTTGCTGTTCAGCGGCAAGGAATACAAGGTCGAGCGGGCATACACGGACGCGCGCGAATTCTACACGCTGGAATGCTCTGAATTCAAGGAGGCAAGCGCATGAATGTCAACGAAACGCTGAAAACGATGTTTTCCGACCTCCTGCCGGTCGCCGCTGATACCTACAAGGGCAAAGCGACGGAATACATCGTTTTCAACTATACGGCTATCCCGGAGGATTTCGGGGACGATGATGCGCAACACTGGCGTTATCTTGTCGAAGTGGGGCTATTTACTCCGCATGAAAAGAATTCGCTTGCATACCGACGGGAGATCACGCGGCGGCTCGTCGCCGGGGGCTTTACGCGCCCGGCGATCACGCCCGCCTCTGACGCGAACGGTCAGCATTACGTTTTTGAATGCGAGATTTCCGGGGGTGTTGACGATGGCTAAATTGTCTGTGAATGGCTTAGACGAACTCATTGACGATCTTGAAGAAATTGCACGTATGCCCGATTCCGTCGCCCTTGAAATGCTGACGGCGGAGGCGGAAATCATTTCAAAAGAACAGAAAACGGCTTTTTCGTCGGCATACTCGAAAGGATACTCAAAAGGGATTACCGCCCGCAGCGTTTCATATAGCAAAAAACTCAAAAAAACGTCAGACGGGCGCGCAATCTATGTGTATCCGAAGGGGACGCGGAATGATGGAAATAAACGGCGTGTTGCAGAGGTCGCATTCATCAATGAGTACGGTGCAGCAAAACGCGGAATTCCGAAGCGTTTGACAATCAGAGCGGCAAACGAAAAAGCCGCAATGCCCGCGCTGCAAGCAGCGGCGCGCGTCTACGACAACTATTTGAAGTCTAAGAATCTTTAGGAGGTTACATTATGGCACAGTTTGGAGCAAAACGCCCTGTTTTTGCGCCCATCAAGACCACGCCTG